TAATTATTGCAACACTGAACAGTTAAGGAGGTGACAGCATGTCTTATACACCAACAGAATGGAAAAGCGGAGATGTTATCACCTCCGAAAACTTAAACAAACTCGAACAAGGTGTAGCGGCCGCAGGCGGCGGTGGCGGCGGTGGTGTACTTGTTGTCGGTGCTGATATGGATACAATGACGCTTGACAAAACATGGAAAGAAATTGCTGATGCGCCATTTGCAATAATTAAAACACCCATGTCGGAATATGCTAACGGTTATATTCTCATTTTTGAAACGGAAGAGTACAACGGTACTTATAGTGTATCATGTGCGGCTTTTGATGTTGACTCTCAAGGTGTCGTATCACTTGGTCAACTAATTTTTGAAACAAATTCCGAAAACGGATATCCCGTACTTCAGCAGGGCTAACCGCCCACCAAAGGAACCGCACACCTTTTCAATTTTGGCTTAATTCCTCCTTGGATTAGGCATTCCCGGCTGCTGGTCGCTTGCTCCGCCAGTGGCCGGGCTTTTTATAGGAGCAAGGAAGGAGCAAGACCATGAAGACACTTATCGGAATCCCATGCATGGATCAGGTGGCTGCGCCCTTCGCGCATTCCCTGGCCACGCTCAACAAGGCCGGCGAGGTGCAGGTCGCGTTCACGATCGGCTCGCTGATCTACACGGCCCGCAACGATTTCGCCAAGGCGACCATAACCACCAACGCGGATGCTCTTTTGTTCTTCGACAGTGACATGATCTTCCCAGCGGACACGCTGGAAAAGATGGTCAAACACCTCGAAGCCGGCAAAGAGATCGTCACGGGGATGTACTTCAAACGGCGTCCTCCATTCAGCCCGGTGCTTTATAAGTCCCTGGGCTACCGTGAGGAGACCGATGAGACATACTTCGAAGACCTGATCGAACTGCCGGATGGCAAGGATCCGTTCGAGGTGGCAGGCTGCGGCATGGGCTGCTGCATGATCTCCAAGAGCGTCCTGCTGGACGTGGTGCTGAATTATCAGACTTGGTTCAACCCGATCCACAACTTCGGGGAGGACCTGGCCTTCTGCGTCCGTGCCAGGGATCTCGGCCATAAGATCTGGTGCGACCCGACCATCAGCTGCGGGCACGTCGGCCAGTTGACCATCACAGAGGAAGTCTGGCGGCAGACTCTCAGCGAAAGGAAGTAAAAGATGCTTGAACTCGTAAAACTCGCGCTGCGGATCACGACCTCGGCGTTCGATGCAGAACTGAATATGCTGATCGACTCCTGCACAGAGGAGATGGCGGCCATGAACGTCAGCGTCGCGGAACCTTACTCTCCGCAGATCCAGGCGGCAGTGGTCGCCTACTGCAAGTGGCAGTTCGGGAACCACGAGGACAAGGACCAGTGGGAGCAGATCTACCACACCAAGCTGGCACAGCTGAAGACCATGACCGGCTTCACTGACTGGAGGGATGGCGAATGACAGAACCTATCGTCCTGACCTTAGTGGTGGAAACCTGGACACAGGACAGCATCGGCCAGCACGTGCCCACCTACACGGAGCGCGACGTCTTCGGCGAACGCGAAAGCGTCACCAGGGCGGAGTGGTCTGCTGCAGGTGAGCAGGGTCTGAATCCGCAGTACAAGGTGAACGTCTTCGCTGGCGACTATGAGGGCGAGCGCATCGTCCGCATGCAGGTCGGCAGCACGAAGAAGACCTTCGCGGTGTACAGGACTTACAAGACCGGCGACCTGGTCGAGCTGTACCTGGAATGGAAGACCGGCGACGGCAACTATGTGGAGCCAGAGCCGGAACCAGCGCCGGAACCAGCGCCGGGAGGTGAGCCTGATGGCGATTAGTCCTGACGGGCTCGCAGAGGCCATAAACGACGTTTTGCGCGACTATAAAGGCCTCGTCGATGAAGATGTCCAGCAGGTCACCAAACGCCTCGGAAAACAGACGGCAGACCGCGTAAAAAGCGAGGGAAACACTGCCGGCTTCAAGGGCACCGGGGAATACGTGGCAAACTGGCGCAGCAAGTACAAAGGCAAGGCGAACGGCGCGGAGGCGACGGTGTACAACCGGGGCACCTACCGCCTGACGCACTTGCTGGAGTACGGGCATGCAACCGTCAACGGCGGGAGGACGCGAGCCTTTCCGCACATCAGCAAAGCCGAGCAGTGGGCTATAGACGCCTACCAGCGAGCACTGAAGGAGGCAATCCGAAATGACTCTTGAAGAAATGAAGGCCCTCCTGGAGGGCGTGAACGGCTTCTCGGAGAAGGTCACCTATTACGAGTGGCCAATCAACGAGGCGCCCGCCCTGCCCTTCGTGTGCTTTTTCAGCCAGCAGGAGTACACCTTCGCGGCTGACAATGTGGCTTACTACTCCAGGCCGCGCTACACAGTCGAACTGTACACCAAACTAAGAGATCCGGCGACGGAGGCACTCTTCGAGGCAGCCTTCACCACTGCCGGCATTTATTACACCAAAGAGACCGAGTACCTCGACGATGAACACTGTCAGGTGACGGTCTTCAGTATTTAAGGAGGCCAAATATGGCAGAAAACAAAGTCAGATTCGGTCTGAAGAACGTCTACTACAGCGTCCTGACCGAAGGCAGCACCAACTCCTTCGCGACGCCGGTGGCTGTTCCTGGTGCCGTTTCCATGACCCTGGACAGCAACGTTGCGAACGGCACTTTTTATGCCGATAACGTGAGCTATTACACGACCTTCTCGAACAACGGCTACACCGGCACGCTTGAGATGGCCAGGATCCCCGACTCCATGCTGACCGCAGTGTTCGGCATGAGCGTCGGATCCAGCGACAAGATCCTCTATGAGGACTCCGACGACAGCCCGAAGCCCTTCGCCCTGCTCTTTCAGATCGAGGGCGACCAGGAATCCGAGCTGAACGTCCTGTACAGAGTCGTGCCGACCAGCAAGCCGACCGCAGGGTCCCAGACAGTCGAGGAGAGCGTCGAGCCTGTCACCCAGAGCTTCGACTTCCAGGCGCTGCCGCTCGTAACCGGCGTAACTGCACAGCAGGGTCTGATCAAGGGCCGCACCACGACCCAGACCACGACCACGATCCGCAGCAACTGGTTCAGCACGGTCCAGATCAAGACCACCTAATTGTCACTGTGTACGGCGGGCCTTCGGGTCCGCCTCTTTTGTGAATTATAAGGAGCAAGCACATGAGGAAGACCATAAACATCGCCGGGCAAGATCTCGTCATCGAGTCCAACGCCCTGCTGCCTCGGCTGTACCGCAAAGAGTTCGGCCGGGATCTGATGATCGACATGCGGAAACTGTCCGAGCGCTATCAGAAAGACCCGGACAACATCGACACCGAAGTCCTGGAAAACGTGACCTGGCTGATGCTGAGATCCGCTGGCAACGATGTCGGCGAAAGCGTCGAGGGCTGGCTGGCCGGCCTGGATGACATCATGTCGGTCTACATGGCCATGTCCGAAGTCGTGGATCTGTGGCTCGGCAGCCAGAAGACGACCTCAAGGCCTAAAAAAAAATAAAACCCACCACCCGGGAGAGCACTGGCGCGCTGTTCATGCTGCGCTGCGCCGAGCTCGGGCTAAGTGACGAAGCGCTCTCCGGCATGACCATCGGCATGGTCTACGACCTGCTGACAGAGAGAGCAAACGACCAAGAAGAGTACCCGACGGTCGGAGACCAGGACGACATCGCCCGCATCTTCGGTTAGGAGGATTACATGGCGAACAATATCAAGGGCATAACCATTGAGATCGGCGGCGACACTACAGGCTTAGACAAAGCCCTAAAAGGCGTCAACACTCAGGCGAAAACTGCCCAGAACAACCTAAAAGAAGTCGAGAAGGCGCTGAAGCTGGATCCGGGCAACACCGAGCTCCTGGAGCAGAAGCAGCGCGCCCTGGCTGACGCGGTCTCCGCTACGGCGGACAAACTGGACATCCTGAAGGAAGCACAGCAGCAGGCAGCCGAGCAGCTGGCTCGCGGCGACATCGGCCAGGACCAGTACGACGCACTCACCCGGGAGATCGTCAAGACCGAAGACGCGCTGAAGAAGGCAAAGTCGGCAGCTGACGAGTTCTCCGTAGGAATGGAACAGGCCAAGGTGGCAGTCGGCAAGGTCGGTGCAGCTGCGTCTGACGTAGCAGCAAAGACCAAGAAGCTATCCACAGCGGCTGCAGGCTTACTCGGTGCCGTAGGCGGCCTGGCAATCAAAACCGCCCAAAGCGCGGACGAGCTGAACACCCTGTCGAAGCAGACGGGAATCAGCACGGACGACCTGCAGAAGATGCAGTACGCGGCGGAGCTTGTCGATGTATCCGTCGAGGACATCACCGGCGCGATCACCAGGATGAAGAAAGGCATGGCCGAGGGCGACTTCGGGAAAGAGGCCTTTGCTGAGCTTGGTATATCGGTACGTGATGCGGACGGAGCACTCCGCGACAGCAACGAGGTCTTTTATGAGACCCTGACGGCACTCTCGCAGATCCCGAACGAGACCGAGCGCGACACGATCGCGATGGAACTGTTCGGGAAGAGCGCGGACCAGCTCGCTGGAATCGTAGACGACGGCGGCGCAGCTCTTAAAGAACTCGGTGCGGAAGCCGAGAGCCTCGGCCTTATCCTGGACACCGAAACCCTGCAGGGCCTGAACGATGTCAACGACACGCTGGACAAACTGAAAGCCCAGGCAGGCGCTGAGCTGGCCAAGGCAGGCGCGGAAGCCCTCGAAGCACTTACCCCTGTAATCGAGAAAGTCGTGGAAAAGCTGGGTGACCTGTTCGAGTGGATCGGCAGCCTGGACGAGTCCCAGATGCAGACGATCCTGACCATCGCCGCGGTCGTGGCAGCCATTTCGCCGATCGCGGGAATTATTGCTACGATCTGCGGAGCGATCAGCTCGTTCCTGGCAATTTGGCCACAGGTGCAGGCCGTGGCTGCCGGCATCAAAGCCTTCGCAGCTGCAAACCCGCTCATCCTGATCATGACCGTGATCGCTGCCCTGGCGGCTCT